TGGATGGTGTTGAACTGGCTTGCTCTAAAATTCCTAATCCAATTAAATATGCACAATATGAATTAGCTAGAGCTTTGGCAAACGACACAGATGCAATAACAGGAACTACAGGAAAAGACGGAAACTTTGAGGAAGTAAAACTAGGAGATATTCAAGTTAAGTACAATACTTCAAGTCAGGGAACTGGATCTATAAATAATATCCTAGATGTTTACCCATGGTTACAAAGTTACCTTGGAGCGTATATGTTAGGTGGTGCTGGCAGTTTCCAACTACGGGCGGTTAGAGGATAATGGCAGGACAACTAGATTCACTGTTAAAGAACGTAGCTAAACAAGTGGTGTCTCAACTAGGAGACTCATTAGACACAACTATTGTTTATACACGACAGGCATCAGCCTCTTACAATACATCTACTGGTGCAGTAACTACCAGTGACACCAGCTATACAATAAAAGTTCCCGTAGAGTTTATACAATCCACTGAAGAAACTGGCTATCAGGAAAACATAGCTAGAATTTTTATAACACCTGATCTTATAGGAGACAGCCAACCGTTATTATCAGATGAGATCACTCTTACATTTTCTGGATCGACCAGAGTTGCAAAGATTACAGATGTAAGGACTTTGCGTGGCGGTCAGGAATATTTATTCAGAGTTGACGTTATTTTCTGATGACTTTAGTAAACGCAAGAGCAGCATTTGAAACCGCAATCAAAAATGCAGTGACAACTGCTGACAACACAGTAACAGTTGTGTTCGACAATATGCCCTTCACAACTCCAGGTAAGAATAAAAAGTATGTGATGGTAAGTCTCGATTTCACACAGTCAACAATTCAACCACAGGGAGGAGCACTCGATTACTACGGAGGATCAATAACCTGTGGGGTAATGACTCCCAAAAATAAAGGAACAGCAGATGGGGCAGCGATAGCTGAAGCTGTTATAGATGGATTGACTTCAGTGAACGCATCGAACTATTCAGATACATTTTCTGTTTCTCCCCGTGTTTCCCAGATAGCTGGACCAACTTCTGTTAGCACAGAAAGAGAGAGTCACTTTCTATCTGTAGTTAGTTGTAGTTTTACCGCCAATGCCTAACAAAGACATCTCACAGCTTTCTAAAGATTTAGAGCAAGACATGATAAGACTCAGAGGTAAGGTTGCCTCTGCGATGGTACAGGATTTACAAGCTGCTGGTCCTTGGTGGACAGGACATTTTGCCACAAGTTGGAAAATAAGTGAGACTCCCGTAGATCCAGTTAAAAAATCTTCTGCAAGAAGGCAGATAGAGGCGGGAAAAATACAAGATGCTGACCCCGATTTACTAGATTTTTTAGGCGATCCAGACCAGCCCGTAGGAAGTGTGTACGACCAAATAAGAAAAACTCGTTCACTACCAAAAAGGAAACGACCTAAAAAAGTGTCTTTAGAAAAAGATTTATATGTAGGTAACGAAGCAGAATACGCTGGATTTGCTGTAAATAATCCAGGAGCTACTGCACCTGTTGGAAAAGCAGGAGGAAGAACATACTCTGAACATTCACAGATAGTCAAGGAGATAACACCACCTAGTAAAGATCCTGATTGGTACAAAATTTATATGGGAACTCAACAATACAATGACGCTATCGCATTAGCATTAGCTGAAACATTTAAAGCTAAAAATATAAGTTTTGATGCTGATTATTAGTAATAAGCTATACTACAGGAATAAATACAAATTTTTATGCCAACAGCAAGAGCAATCGACAAACTAAAGCAAGCCTTTAGTATTGAAGAACGTAGTAGTTATTCTATTTTTAAGGGAAAAGAACTTGTTCTAAAAGTATTTTGGTCGCCTCTCACAATAGCTGATAGAGACACAATAAACAATACACTATTAGCTATGAACAAGGGTCAAGAAGAAGGTAATCTTGATTTTGCTTTACAGGTTATTATTACAAAAGCAGAAGATGAGACAGGTGCAAAACTCTTTACCGCAGGAGACATACCAGTTTTAAGAAGAGAAATACCTCTTTCGGTTTTAATAGATCTTATGACTAAGATGCAAAGCATGGGCGAGGAGGTCAGCCCTGATGCCGTAAAAAGCTAAATTAGAAGAAGATAATTTCATGTTTCTTCAGTTTTTTATCGCTGAGAAACTAGGATATACCCATAAAGAGCTTCGTAATCAAATATCAGTTGAAGAACTGTTTGCTTGGAACGCATACTTTACAATACAGGCAGAAAGAGAAGAGAAGGCATACGAAAAAGCAAAGAGGCAAGCCCAGACACGCAAAGTACGCTAAACTTGTGTTATCTAGTAATTTTTAGTAAGTGGCTGCCTCGAATTACAGTGTAAATATAAAATTAAATACGAAGCCAGCGATAAATGATCTTCAAAAGCTGGAAAAGCGTGTAGATAGACTTAGGAGAAATTTAAACAGTCCATTAAGAATAGAAAGTAAAGCACAGATAATACAAAAACAGAGACTAAAAGATGAAGATAGACAAATTAGAAATCTTTTTATAAATAAAAGGGTAAGATCTCAATTAAATGCTCTTGAAGCCAAGGGATTGAATCTTGCTCAATTAAGAGATCATTTAACACAAAGTACATTTTTAAACCAACAAAAAAGATTTACAGCAGCAGAAAGCATAAATAAAACCGTTGCTAAAGAACTAGCACTAGAGCAGAAGAAATTAACAGTACTAGAAAAAGCTAATAAAGCTGTGGTATCTAGGGCAGCTAGTCCTACTGTGGTTTCACACCCTGCTCTAATGGGGCCTCACGAAGCTACAAAAGGTGCTGGTCAAGCTGCACAGGACGTTGATTTTAGAACAAAGCAGCAACAAAAGAGACTAGGTTTTGAAGTTAAGTTAAGAGACTTAGAAGCTCAAGGTGTAAATACTAAAAAGTTAAGAGTGAAGATGGGTGAACTGGTAAATGCCCAAAACAGAGCAGAACTAGGAACAATAAAACTATTAAATTCACAGATTGGAAAAGGTATAACTAAAGAAGTAAGTAAATTAAATATTTTAAGGAAGCAAAACAAAGCAAGATTAGAGGCAAACAAACTACTGGCAAGTGAGTCTGTTGCCCAGGGAGCATTTAGCCGATTATCCGACAGGCAATCAAGAGATGCAGATGGTAACAGAACATTTATGAATAATCCTTTTGCTGGATTTATGGGAAGAAGATTCGGCACGACCAGGGGATTTGATATGCAGAGTGCAATGATAAGTGGTGGTTTCCCTTTACTATTCGGTCAAGGTCCGATTGGTGCTGTTGCTGGTGGTCTTGGCGGTGGTATCGGTGGAATGTTTGGTCAAATGGGTGGATTTGCAGGGGGTATTATTGCAACAGCAGCCGTTCAAAGTATTGCTAATATAACCAACAGCATTAACGAATTTGGTGATGCTCTGAACGATCCAGCAGAAAATTTAGATAAATTAGTTGAGAGAATAGGTAAATTTGATAGGGAAGTAGTTGAAAGTATATCTCAACTTAAAAGTGCTGGACTAACTGAAGTTGCAGGAGAACTTGCCAGCCTTACTTTACAACAGCAGTTTACAGGAATAAAAGCTATAAAGAATCTTAATAATGAGATGTCTAAATTCCAAAAAGGAGCAGCAGACTTAGCAACACGGTTAAGTATTTTAGTGGCAGGACCGCTTACTTTATTCTTTAAATTACTAAACCTTGTAGGTGGTAGTGCCGATAAAGCTTCCGATAAAATTACAACATCAGAAGCAATAACAAATCAACAAGATACTTTAAATAAAGATTTAGAAAGAAGAGAATTTTTACTTAAAGAACTTGAAAAAAGAGAGAAACAGTTAGCCAATGTAGGATTCAGAGTAGGCGAAGAACTGAGGCTCAACCTCGAAATAAAAGAGATAGAGAAACAACTAAAACTTAATAAAGAAAGTATAGCTGATAATGAAAGAATACTAGAAATAAGAAAATTACAAAGAGATGTGCTTCTATCTGGAGGCCAACTGTTAGATGAGCAGTTAGAACTAGAAAGACTTAAAGCAAATGTTACTAGAGGCACTGAGGATGAAAAAACAGTTGCATTGAAACAAAAACAAATAGATATGCAGAAAATAGAAAATAAACTACTCATAGCTAAAGCCAATTTAAAATCTTTAGAAAATAATCCTAAAGCCACTGAAGCAGAGAAAGAGGCACAACGAGTAAAAATTGCAAATCTTGGAAAAGAATTAGAATTAACAACTTTAATAGCTGATGAAAGAATTAGAGCAGCCGATCCAGTTTTAAGTGGTATAGATGAGTTAAACAGGAAAATGCGTGATTTAAACGATACATCTCTTCAAGCTGTAAATTTATCTAAAGCAATAGGCGAATCATTTGAGAGTTCATTTAAAGGAATAATTAAAGGAACAATGACAGTACAAGATGCGTTTAGAAATATGTTTAATCGAATAGCAGATCATTTCTTGGATATGGCTGCACAAATGATTGCAAACCAATTACAAAGGAGTTTTCTTGGTTTCATAGGTAATGCTTTCTTAGGTGGTATTGGCGG